GTCAGTGGTGAGAAACCAGTTACCTGTATCAGTCAAGTAATGGTTAATTGTGTAGCCTTCTGGAACTACACCATTAGTTTTAATGGTGTTGATGTCGTTGTCCGCAGAACCCACACGACCCTCAGTTTCCAACAAACGAGTCGCAGTAAACTGCAAATCAGATGGGATAATGAGTTTTTTAGGTCGAGCGGCGATTTTGAGGCCACGCTCATCAGTCCACTTGCCAATTTGAATAACAGCATTCTCAAGAGAAGTCTCATTGAGATCGACATCACCAAGGAGGTTAGAGTTAACTCCACCAGATACTAATGGGTGACTAGCGTTTACTAATGTAACACCGTCTCCATACACATGGCCTGTGTCAAATGCGTTGTTCAAGATAGCGGCGGCTTTCACCTGTTTAGTGTACGCCATAGCACGAGCTAACGCTTTGGTGTAACGACCTGATAAAGAGTCGTACAAGTTATCTTCAATCGCTTCTTCAGTGATTGAGAAACCCATTGCGATAGTTTCATGCGTGTAACGTGCAGTAAACGCTTCTTGCGCTGTGTCGTACTCGATTGCCGCGCCTTCCGATTTGGTAGGGGCCGCACCGAAGCCTGACAGTTTAGTTTCTTCCTCAAACGAGCGGTCAGAAGTCTCATCTTCATAGATTTCTTTATGCTCTTCACCGTACTTGGCATACTCTAAACCAAATAAAGCGTTCAAGCCGGGGAGGAGTTCTTTTAATAGCTGGGATCTTGAAATAGCCATAATTATGATTCTCCCTTATTGCCAGTTAAGAATTGATGGAAAAGTGGGTTAAATTTAACATGTACGTCAGTGTAAGTGTCGCCAATCGCTGTGTCACCATCGCCACGATCAGAGAAACCAACAATTTTAAAGCCCAACGCCGCAGTCACTGCCGGAGTTCCGTGTAATACACTGTTAGCTTTACCTGTAGTAATGTTAACACCACCCGCTTGATCTGCAAAAACACCTGCTGTACCAGTTTGTGCTGTCGCAAGTTTTACGTTCAAACCAAGGCTAGCTTGGGTGATTGCCCCAGCCGCTTTTGCTTGAAAAGTAACACCCGGATCAGTTACAACGTAGGCTGTAGCATTTTCCGTGTTCGCAGGGTAGTATTGACTAAAGATTAACTGGCCTACAGTGTTAATGTATTCACAACCAACGAAAACACCCCATGCGCCAATATCTGCCGCACCACCGAAGTTGTTACCGTCGTTTGCAGAGCCATCTGCTAATCCTAATTCAAGATACCCAGCGTGCATTTTTACAATAGACCCAAAGCCGATATTTTTAGCATATCCTGCTGGGGTCATTAAATACGCACCTCGCGCACCATTATATGGTGAGCCATCAGCGTTTTTTATGGGTACTAGCCCATAACCTGCCGCTACTGTACTCATTTAGATCACCTCTAAAAATTAAGTTAAGTTACCCTTTTCCAAAGGTAACGTTCGATTTCCTATCATTAAAGATAGGCATTCGCGGATCATTTTCACGCATCAAGTTGTTGTCTACCGCATCCATCTGATCTTTGGTCATTTCCGCAAAGTATTTTTTGCGCTCTAAAACCATTTCTTCAGGCATCTTACATAGCATTAAACCGCCAATTACAATGTTGTCTTTGAACTTATCGCTCTCTACTACAACCATAGTAATTTCGGGATGGTCTTCTGCTTTAACGGGTTCCCAACCTTCACGTAGTTTTGAGGATATGTTTCTAGCGTCAGTATCACCTAGCGTACTAATCCGTACCCACTTAAAACGATACCCCGGTTCGGGAGTAGGCTGGGGCAAGATGTCGGGTTGTTCCCAATGTCTTGTAGCCGTAGTTTTTTCACGGGTTTCTTGGTCGCGCTTGATTCTATTATCAGCCATTATGATTTCCTCATGTCTTCTACTAGTTGCCTAGCGTATTGTTCGTTTGTTAATCCCAAACGATTGGCAAGCCGTACTTGTGTTTGCGTTAATGTGACCTTTTTAGGTGCTGTGCTCCGCGTAGCGGGTGCAACTACATTGGCTCGTTTCTTTTTTGGTGCATCCTCGAAGTTATCGGGGAAGATTTGTCTAACGCGAGAATCAATTTTCTCGTAGTATTCGTCACTTTGAGGGTCAACACCCTCTTCTACAAGTTTGTTATGAACGCCTAAAGCTAAACTGCGCATTTCGGGGTCTGTTTCAAACCAAGGGTTGCGAGATACCCAATCTTGTGCCTTAGTGTCAACTTGTTCCTGTGAGCTAGTGTCGGGTATTGTTACACTATTAGCGTCTTCTTGTAAAGGCTCTGGAGTAAGATCGGTTAATTTATCTGCTTTTATCTTAGCCGCAGTTAACTTTTCTTGTGCTTCGGTTACTTTTTCAGCATCGCCTTCTTCGTACGCGTCCTTATATACCTGTTTAGCTCGTTCAACCTCTACCGTAGAATTACGTTTAGCCTGTTCATACAGTGCCTCACGACTTTTGTTTATATTGCCACGTAACGACCGGTTCTCGTCGGCTAATTGTTGAGCAACACGTACAGCTTCCTCACGCTCACGAGCCGCCGCTTCTTTGGCTCTACGTTCATCATGGTAGCCTTTTTGTATCTTATTTATACGTTTTTTAACTTTAGAAGAATAACCCTCAAGCTCCTCGTCAGTCACTTCTTCTGGAGGCTCAGACGCTTCGCGCCCTTGATCCGCTTTTGGCGTGTCGTCAACAACCTCAATATCAAGGTTATCTTCAACCACAGCTTCCGGCTCTGGATCTAAATCTTGGGCGTACTCTTCCTCAGTCTTTTTACCACTAAGGTCAATCTCTACCGAGTTAGTTTCTTCTACCTCGATTTTATCTTCTGTTTCATGTGGAAACTCAAATTCTACTTTTTCAAATCCCATGATTCACCTCACGCGTGATAGATACCACGAGGGTCGTCAATAACGGCCTCAATGGAATCATCGTTCATTAAACGGTACTCTTTACCACTAACGGTAAAACGAGTGCCCGTGTTCATTCGGAACATTACGTAATCACCGACCTTGCACCAAGGCTCGGAGTTTTCACCAAAACGATCTTTGTCTTTGTAACATCGGTCACCCATATCTAAGACAAGCCCCATAATGGACATAATGTATTCACGTTTACGTACACTTTCGGCCTTAATAATCCCACCTTCGTACTCTTCTTCTACTTCAGGCAGGGCTACTAATACACGATAGCCTACGGGTTTTGGGAGTTGTGCTTCAAATGTTTCTTCGTCTATCTGTTTTTGCACATGCTCTGGTACAGCAAGGATTGGCTCAGTCATCGTCTTCTTCCATATAGTTTCTAGCGAGGTCATCGACATGGTTTATACAGGCGTCGTATCCTCGGATTTTGCCTGTTAGTTCTCGGTATTCGGCGTAGTTGTTAGCTCCACCCCCACTGAGAAATTCTTGCACAGAGGCTTTATCCTCTATGATTTTATCTTTTAGCACGTCAAAGACGGTCTTAGCCATTATTTATCACCTTTTGGTCTATTGGTGTTTTGTAAATTTAATAGATCAAGGTCTAATTTAGTGCTATCCCTACGACGATCTGCGGCCATACTTGCACCCGACTTACGTTCGTCTAGCTCTAACTCAGCTTGTTCTATTTGCATTTTCATTTGTGCTAGTTGAGATTCCAACTGTAGTTTTTGCTGTGCAAGTTGTGCATCAGTTTTATCTTTCATCATCTTACGTTGTGCTTCAGCTTGTTTAGCTTGCGCATCTAACTGATCTTTCTGAGCCTTACGTTGTACTTCTTGTACCTTGGCCTGTACTTCCTGTTGTTGTAGCTGGAATACAGGGTCTTGTTGTTGCTGTTGCGCTTGTTTCTGCGCTTGTTCTTTCTTGTGCCCGTCTTTGACTTGCTGTCCTGCTGTAGCAACCATACGAGCTAACTGAACCTCAATATCTTCTGGTAGTTCAGCTTCTGGGGCTGGTAGAGGTACACCAAGTCTTTCTTCTATCTGCTCTCTATATAAGAACGCGGTGTGTTCAGCAATATGCGCTTGGATAGCCGCCATAATCTGTTTACCCTGTGGGTTTTGTCCAATAGCCGCCGCTATAAACGGATCTTCCATAAACGCTTGGTGCGCCGCTATGTGTGCTTTGTGATCTTGGTAGATAAACGCTTTTACAGGTTTACCATTTAAGAAAGACATGTTTTCACTAACAGGATCAAGCGGAGTAGATTCTTCAGACGTTGGTACTAACTTCTCAGCGTTTTTTACACCAAGTACGTCAATCATTTGACGGTGTAGTGCCGGTAAGTCATATATTTGTGGTGCTTGTGCCGCCATCTGTAGAACAGTTTGATATTG